AACATAATTGAGGTTCTTATCGTAGGGAATCTCTGTGAAGAAAGCAATCGTAGGGGACTCAAAATGAGAACCCTTCGATATACTCCCTCCACAGAGACCCATACAGGACTCATAGAGACGGAACAACTTCGCGTCATGGAACATTGTGAGATTGTCGTCTCCGCAGAAAACTGCAGGAACGTCAAGATCCTCTACTTGCGAAGGTAGAGGAAGCCCCCCATGGAGAGAACCCTGCGAATAGTACATAGTCTGAGCCATAGCGAGTGCAAACTCGTTAATGATCTCAAGAAATGCCCAATTCGCAGGGTTCCCCATCGGGGTCCCACGATAACCGACGAATTCAGTCTTGTCAGGTAGAATGTAACTTTGAGGGCAAAACACAAACCCTATGAGGTGGTTTAGATATCGGTACTGAGGGAACTCCTTTACGAAGTTCCCAAAGAACCTCCTCGTGAGGGTCTCTACCAACGACCTTGCAAATGTATCTGTTGCACTTGTAAGGTCGGTGGAAAGAAACCTAACACCACGAGGATCTTTCGAGATCCTAGACCACCACGTAGGGTGTGCCTGTTTCCAGGCTCCAAGGGATTTATAGCCGTACTTCTTGCAGAGGATGAGACAGAAATCATCCTCTTCGAGAAACTTGTAAATTACCGTCCTTAAGAGTTGGAGTGCGGTGGTAACCACAGCTGGTGCTGTGGTAACCACTCTACACTTCCAACCCCTCTCAAGGATGGTAACTACTTTAGATTTGTAGAGCGGCACGTCTCCTTTTGGAGGTTCCGCCCGGTCCAAGATCTCTGAGATGCGTTCATGAGGGTTATGTAAAACCCACGCGAACTCCTCAGGATCTCCCGGGAGGAACCCTTCTAAACGAAGACGGTAGAATAAGAAGCTCAGTCCCCAATCCTTCAGAGAATAAACATTATCTGAAGGGTTTACAACTGAGGTCTTACTCCACGCAGTGCCTCTACGAATCTGCTCGGCTATGTCATCTCGCGCAATGAAAGACTCGAAGAGTCTCGAGAACCAAACTGACTTACCGCCCTCTTTGAGTGTACACTCAAAGGAGGCTGAAGGGGTCAAAGTGATCTCGGGAACAGCTCTTCGAGAGAAGAACCTTGAGTACCACCGGTCCATGAACGCATCAGCGTGACCCTCTAAAGAGAATTCAAATTCTTTAGAGGTCAAGGACTGGAAATTCTCCAGGGTCTTCTTGACTTTGTGCGGGGTGGGTTTTGGCAGAGAACGCTTCCAACTTCGGATGAGGAATAACAATTCCTTCGAGTCCTGTTCCTCTGGGATAGAATCCCAGAGGAACCAGAACTTGAGGATTCGGTTCTTCCCCACCAGAGATGGACGCACCTCGGGTTCGTCGAGTGAAGACTCGACGGCATACCACGCTACCCAATCGCAGAGGGATTTGACACAGTCAATTACCTCTTCGATACCGTCAGCATGGTAAACCCGCAGGAGCCAACCATAGATCCTCGAAATTCTTTGAAAGAGTCTCGAGG